TCATTTCCTCACCTTTTTGGCTTCTTCATAAGCGGCGGACAGCCGGTCCCAGGTTGAGCGATCGCCACCCGCATTTGGATGGGCCGTCTTCGCCGCAGTCCGGTATGCGGCGTTGATCTGGTCAAGGCGCGCATCGGAAGAGACGCCGAGCACCTCCCACCACGGCGTCGGCCGAGGCAGTGCGACATGGCCCGCAAATGCCTGCTGGAGGTCCGCAACGCCCCAGCGCTCCTGACCCCGTAGCGCCTCGATATGCGCGGCGATCGCCGCGATGTTGTCCTGGACGGTGTCCCAGCGATCGCATGCGAGGACGTGCGGCTTGCCATCAAGGTCGAAGTAGAGAGCAACGCCGGGATCGTCGGGATCGCGACGGCTGAGCTTTTGGTCGCGCGCGCCCGAAGCGGTGTAGCGGATGTTGCAGGTCAGCACGATGTCGGTCGTCCGCCACTGCTGTCCATGCCGGGTCATGGCGCTCAGCTGCTCGCGCAGTCGGCGCTTGGCACTTGTCAGAGTGAGCGGCTGCCCGCCTTCGCGGAACAGCGATGCTTTGCGCTCAGCCGCGCGAGGGCGGCCCCGCGGCCAGTCGAGCGGGAAACCGGGTGCTATTTCCAGATTGCTCATTGCCGGGCCCGCTCCGCCTTCCAGCTTTCGAAGGCGACTTGATGCTTCGGGCACAGATGCTTGTTGGCTGCGGGGGAATTGGCGCAGCCGGTACAGATCGGCGCGTCACACGTGCCGCTCCTCTTGGCCGGCACCTTCCAATCACAGAGGAACGGTGCAGTCTGGCCGCATGAGCAGCGTTGACGCCTGCGCGTGGAACAGACGATCGCGGTTCCGCCCGCAGGCAGGCTGACAACCTCACAAACCATCTTGACGGTGCCCCCTCAGCAGCTGGTCGGCGAGCGAGATCATCTTCTCGTCCGGCCGCATGGCTTCGTGGCCCTCGTCCGCCTCGAATCCGATGATGCAGCCGACATCGCCTGGACCGAGACGTGGAGATGCTACGGCAACGACTTCCTCGAGACCGCTGAGGATGCGCAGTTCAAGCCGAACGTCGCCCGGCCGGACATCATAGAGCCATGAGCGCGAACGGATGAACAAGGTTGCCGGCAGCGCGTCCAGTTCGGCCTGCGTGATGGGAGGCCGGAAGCTGCCGGGCATATCATGCCAGAAGAAGGGAATGCGCCGCATCACGAGGCATTCCCCGATACTGCGTCAAGCTCCTCGGCATGCTGGGCCACCGCCTCGTCCCAGGTGGAGCAGCGGCGCATGTCGAGAGACACCCAGGCCGGGCTGCCGATGCCGCCCGACCACACCATTGTTTCGAACAGCAGGGGAGGGCCGTCGCCCAAGATGCGGTGATCGATGCCCAGGAAGACGGTCGAAACCGTGATGCCGTTCGCCAGGGTATCTTGCGCAACGCGCCTGTCGGCCGTTTCGAAGAACGCGGCCCATTCAAGCATATCGCATTCCACCGGCACGCGGTCGACCAGTTTGTAATAGATGGTCATGCGTTGCCTTTTGCATTCTGACGATCGCGAAAGTCCGCCAAGCGGACGGAGGCCCGCATCTGCAAATCCGTGATGCCCGTCAGCCAGATCTGATCGGCGGTCGCGAGTGGATATCGCTTGCCCAGCTGCTCGATCGCCTGGGCCGTCACCGCGGCGGCGAGTTCGAACAGCATGGACAGGGCGTCGTTGTGCGCGCTCGGGCCAAACCGCCGGGGATCGCCGATCTGCTGATAGGCATGATCCAGAAGCGAGGAGATGCGCGCCTCGATCTTTTCGCCGATCGCTACCGCCTCCGGCTGCATCGGACGCTCCAGATGACCAGTGGTCATGCCGCCTCCGTTTCTTCGATCGCCTGGCCGGCCGTTGCCTCCGCCGCTGGCGGGGCGGGAGGCGCAGCGAAGCGCATCAGGGGATGGGCCCAATTGCGGGCCTTGCGCAGCGCACGCGTGACCGGAGCGGTCAGTTCGCTGGCCTTCAGCTTGCCCCAGGTGCCGAATGCCGTCTTGTCGACATGCGGCTTGGCCAGCGCGAGGCGCTGGGCTTTGGGGAACAGGTCGACCAGTTCCTCGGTCGGTTCGGCATAGACGCGCAGATCCTCGTCGCGCAGGTTCACGCCGGCAGCCAGCACATCGTGCAGCGGCACCTGATAACCAGGCGCGTTCAGGCTCCGCTCGAGCATCAGCCCCGCGAGGAACGCAGCCGCCTTGTTCTTCCACACGGACGTTTCATTGTGGAAGGCGCTGAAGGCGGCCGGGAGATCCTCAAGGATCATGCTGCCATGGTCGCGTAGCTGAGCCCGCTCCTTTTCCCATCGCATTCCCGCGACCGACCGCGCCACATGCGGCGCGACAACTTCGGACACGCCGATGCTCGCCTCGTAGCCCCCAGCCAGCCGCCGGGCGCCGATCTGCCAGCCATAACCGCCCGCCAGTTCCTGGCGCAGCAGGCACCACAGGGCATAATCGCGGCCATATGTACCGTTCGACTCCGCGTCATCGAGGAGGCTACACCTCAACACTGCCCGGCGCAGGGTGCGCATGATCTGGACGCCGTCGGCGGTGAGGCCGAATTCCTCCTTGATCGCGAGGTCCGCCTTCTGCCGCTCGGAATAGCCGTAGCTGTTGTCGATCGCCGTCCCGCCTGGCGCGGGCTTCGGCATCAGAGCGCGGGCAGCAGCATCTGCTTCGGGCCGGGGGATCGGACCGGCGGAGACCGGCTTCGCCACGGCAGCGGGTTTGGCAGCATCGCGCTTCGCCTTGCGGCTCGCCCACCAGAAACGCGGTTCGAGCGAACCGTCCTGCTCGATCTCCAATGTCGCGAAGATATCGCCGGAAGGCAGGGCAAGCGATCGCCGCTGGTCGATTTCGGTCAACTCGGCCTCGAGCGGTTCGTAATCCGCATCGATCGCGGCGATGCCCGCATCGCGGGCGGCCTGGTCAAGCGCCGGGTCCGCGAGCAGCTGCTCGGCCCGCTTTTCCAGTTCCGCCATCTCGTTCTGGATGAAGGCGGCCCTGTCCGCGTCCTGCGGTGCGACATCGGCCGGATCCGCGCTTATTTCAAGATCGCGCGCTATGCCGCCATAGTTTCCATCGCGGGGAGGTTTTGCTTCGAAACGCAGTTCCCGGCCGGGTGTGTGGTTCTGAACCTGCGCGCGCAGCAGTTCCCTGGTCTTTTCCAGTTTCGCTTCCGCCAGCTGCATCAGCAGGGCTTCGTCCTCGACGCGGCCGCGCTCGTCCGCCTGATCCGCGAAGAGATCCAGTTCGTAGCGTCCGCCTGCATCGGCATAGGCTTTCTCGCCGACGAAGCGGAGCAGCTTCGTCAGTTCGCTATCGCCCACCTTGAGCAGCTTCCTGATCATCGCCGGTGTGGTGGCCGACATTACCGACAGCTGCTCGAAGACGTTGAGCTGGAGATGCTGGTGCTCGGTCGCGCCGTAAGCCCGCGCCTGCTCCTGGCTGATCTGACCGGCTTCCAGCGCGGCGAAGATCTTCGGATGCAGAGCGCCCAGCCGGGCCCAGCCGCTCACCGTCTCCAGGGTTTGGCCGTTGGTCTCCGCGATTTCCCTGAGCGAGCGACCCTTCGCATGCGCGCGCGCGACAGCGGCATAAACCTCGTACGGGCGCAGGTCGACGCGGACCAGGTTCTCCGCGAGGCTCAACTCGCGCAACTCGCCTTCATCCGTGATGTCACGGACGATCACATCGATGGGGTGATCGGCGGGCAACTTGCCGTCCGCGACCAGCTGGCTGAAGGCGCGAAAGCGGCGGCCGCCAGCGAGCGCGCCATATCGGCGCTTCTTCCCTTTGCCCGACGGCATCGGGTGCACGACGAGGGGATAGAGCTGGCCCCGCTTCAGGAGCGATTCCGCCATGCCGACCACGGCGTTGGCGTCATGTTCGTTGATGCGGCAGTTGTAGGGCGATACACATAGATCGGCGATCGTCATTGTCGTAACAGACATGGGGCTTCTCCCGCGGGGGGGGGTCGAAGCGAGACGCGTGCCTCGCTTCGACTTCGCCTGCCGGGCACAGTTATTCGGGAGGTGTTCCGGCAGAACGAAGGATGGGGTGGAGGCGACCAGCGCAAGCTGACGGCCCTCATTCGGATGATCTCGATCGAGCCGCTGGCACTCGCCGCAGCTGCACGGGCTGGCGATCAGCGGGAAGGCGCGGCCGACGCGGCTCAATGGAGCACCTCGTAGAAAGCGATGTCGAAGGGGTGGCCGGTGATTTCCCAGCAACAGCCGCGCGGGCCGTCAGCGGCCCAACCGGGCGGGACCATCGGATCGTCATAGGTGGCGCCAACGCCGCCATGAGCGAGCCAGACCCTGACCCGCTTGCCTTCGGCCTCGGCCGGGCAATATCCGGGATTGGGTTTCATGCGGCGGTCTCGCGCACGTAAAGGCGTTCGTTCGTCTTTGGATCGACGCCGACGCTGACAAGCTGCTCGACACTGCCGTCGGCGTTCAGCAACTGCGTTGTCGCGCCAAGCTCCAGCAGCACCCGCGTGGTGCGCGCGGCTGCAAGCAGCCACTCGCGCATGGGCGCGCGCTTCCACGCTCCAGGCCGCGCGCAGTGCGCTATGACATAACCGGCACTATTCAGATCCAGAACCACGCCCGTGCGATCGGGGCGCATGTTCGAAGGCATGGAATATTCCGGCATGCGCTGGCTGCCCAACCACCAGCACTGGAATGTTGCGCACGATTCCGGCCGGCCGGCATAGATCGCGCAGCCGCCGGACGTGCAATGGGCGCAGGTCTCATGCGCGGGCTTCACGAATGCAGGCGCCGTGACCTTCATCACGGTGCAGCAAAGGGTGCAGGCGCCGCAGCCGCCCTCGCCGCGCGCGCAGCGATCGCACCAGCGGCCGAGAAACCAGTCCCCCTCGGTGCCGTTGGCGGGCCGGTATGCGCGGACATCAGCCATTTGCCAGTGCCTCCTGCCGCGCCGGGGCGTCTTCGAACAGGATCGCGCGGAGGCGGTCCTTCGTCATCGAGCGGTCAAGGCGGTATGCGCGGCCGTGGATCTGCGCGACGCTGTCGCCGTCGCGGCGCATCGCGCGCAGTTCCTCCGCGCTGTAGGGTTGGGTGCGGCGTTCACGCATCAGGCGTGCGCCTCCTCGCGGCGCGCATCGCGGCGCGCGAGCGTCAGGAGGCGGCCGCGAACGCTGCTATTGGCGCGGCCGAGACGGCGCGCCATGTCCGTCGCGCTCACGCCACTCGCTTCCAGCCGCAGCAACTGGCGATCCTCCGCATCGGTCCAGGGGCGGCAGGACCTGCCGCCGCGCCAATAAGGCGCGCTGGGCGCAGTCTGCCTGCCGCGCAGGCGAGGCGGGGCATCCGCCCCCAGGCGCAGGCACTGCCAGTTGACGGTCGAGCGGCTGACCGGCGTTCCCGCATCGGTGAAATGTTCGGCGATGCGGGTCAGGCCCCAGCCGCGCTCGCGCAGTTCGGCCATTTCGGCCAGCTGCTCGTCGGAGAGGATGCGCCGCCCGCCCATCAGCCTTCCCCCAGCTGCCGGTCGATGGACTGGAGGTCCGCGATCAGCGCCCGCAGGCCATCGCGCGACAGGAGGGTGGCAACGGATTCATCGGTGGGCGCGTCGGGATTGCCCGCGAAGATCGAGAGCAGCGCGCCGCCGACCTCCGGCGCCGCGGCCCAGCCCATCGCCAAGCCACGGCAGACTGGCATGAGCATCACTTCGCCCGCGCAGAATGCATGGGGGAAGAAGCCTTCGCCGCGATCGTTGACGAGGATCGGAGCGGGGAAGGGCGCCGTCGGATGATCGGCCACATTGCCAACCTCACCGTTGCGGAAGCGATAGCCGATATCAGCCGCGTTCATTGGCAGCCCCCTGCATCAGCGTGGCGAGTTGCGCGGGTACGCCTGCGATCAGCCGGTCGCGGGTCGGTTCGTTGAGTTGGCCGAGCGCTGATGCGAGGCCATTCACGTGCGCCTGTACGAGGCCGAGCAACAACGCGATCGGGCTGACCGACGGATTGGAGCAGATCGGCGTCAGCGCAGCATTGCCAGCAGAGATGAAGGCCATGCCGAGCGTATCAGAGACATAGGCGATCGACGCCTTGTCCTGCTCGGTCAGTTGCAGGGCCGTCATGAGCAAAGCCAGTCGATGACGGTCGGCGCATATTTCGCGCCTGCCAGCACCCCAGCCACCCAGGTGCCTGCAATCAGCCCTTTGCGGATAGCATCCAGTTCGTCGGCCGGATCGGCCGCGCGGGCCCAGCGCTGGACCAGCGGCTCTCGGTGGAGATCGCACTGGCAGTCAAGCGGATGCAGTTTCGTGGAGATGACTTCATGCCGCATCGGGCAAGTCCTTTCCTGTGCAGGAGGTGCAGAGATCCTCTGACGCCCAGGCGCAGGCGGTGCCGGTGAGCGGATCGAGGCAGGCGTCGAATTCAGTGCAGCCGCAATCGAGGCAGATGCGCGGGAGTTCGACCGCGCCGCTGCCATAGCTGCGCAGGTCGATCAGCTGCTGCAGCACGCGGCGGGAAATGGGGAAGGCATCCGCCAGCGCAGCGGCCACGTCGGGGCTGATGGCGGCGACGTCCTTTTCGATACGATCGATCCAGGCGCGGCGGTCGATCTCGCCCAGACGCGGCGACGTGCTGACCAGCGCGGCAACGTCGTCGATCGACAGCCCGGCGGCGTGGCGGCGCTTCGCGAGATATGTGCCGGGGGTCACAGGCCACCCGTCCGATGGTGGCGCGCCAGAAAAAAGCTGCTGCGTGCGCAGGCGGCGAATGTCGGTCGCAGATCGCGGGGCATGGCATAGCGCGCCATCAGTGCGTTGTGCCTCCCGCGAAGCATGGCGTCCGTCCATTTTGCTTTGTTCAGCACTGACATTCTCCGGGCAGCAGAAAAGCCTTCCCGGAAGCGCATCATGCGCGACGGGCCGGCCGGTGGATCAAAAGTGGATCAAGAATTCAGGCCGGGGGGCCAATTGCGGGATCAGGGAGGCTCGCGCTGGCGGCCGCAGAGGCCGGCGAGCATCTGGTCGACGTCTTCGCGGACATCGAGCAGCTGCTTCTGCGCGATCGCCAGTTCGGCGGGCCCGGCGTCGGGCTTGGTCGCTTCGAGCAGGGCGAGTTCCGCCTCGCCATTTTCCTGCATGAAGGCCATGGTCGCGCGCAGCAGCTGCTGCTTGTCGCCAAATGCTTCGGCCGCCGCGACCTGGACGAGATCGCCATAGGCTTCGTAGATCGGCGCGCCCGTACCTCCAGCCGCCTGGAACGCGATGTCCAGCTTGATCGCGGCGGGGAGGTTGATCTGTTCCTCCCGATCGACATCGCCCCAGGCACGGACGGTGCGTTCGGCATAGCCGGTCACAGCCGCCATATCCGCCCAGCCGCCGTTCAGCTGGCCGGCGATGCGCGCGAGGGCGGTGTCGATCGAGAGCGGGGCGCGGCGCTTCGTCATGCTCCGGCTCCCTTCCCTGGTGCGACCCGAAGGGATGGGTTGGACCTCGCGCCCGGCCAGGCTGCGGCAGATCCCGGACGGCCGGAGCGCCCGAAAATAAAAGCCGCCGCCGGCTCGGGGGAATGTGAAACGGCGGCGGCAGGTGTGACCCCGGCGTGCAGTCGGTTACGGGAGCCGGGGGTCAGGGTCTCGATGGTCTCAAAATGGGCGGCGAATTGGGCGCGACCCAAGCATGCAGGTCCGATAGCGGCAAAGAGTGACCCGATCATCCGCGCACGCCTTCCAACTGGTCGCCGGCGGTCGCATCCTTGAGACCAAGGGCGACGGCGACAGCATGCGATACGCCGCGGCGGCAGGCACGGCGGCCCGCGAGCACTTCATAGACAAGGCGGCGGCTGAAGCCATGTTCGTCCGCCCACTGCCCATAGGTGACTCCCTGCGCTGTCAGGCGTGCTTTCGCCTGCGCAAAGGCCTGCGGCGAAAAGCCGCGAGCGCCTGCGCCGCCGGAGGCAGTTGGAGACTCGGCCATGATGTGCGATGCACCTGAATTGTGGAACTATGGTGCAATATTCTTTGAAAACGGAGAAACGTCAAGGTGATTCTTCAAAAACGCAGCCGTATGCATCACGGCTGCGTGAAGAGCGCATGCGCGTAGAACCTCATCAGGGGAAATTCTGCGAAAAAATAGGCGTTTCGCGCAACCGCCAAAGCTTTTTGGAAAACGGTGAACGGGAACTTCGGGCCGAATATCTGGATCTGATTTCCGAGCACGGGTTGGACGTCGGGTACATTTTGACCGGCCGACGAGACGGTGCGCGGTTAGGCGTCCGCGAATCCGCCATGCTCGACGTGTTCCAATGCTTGGATGTTCAGTCGCAAGACGCATTCTTGCTGCTCGCCCGGCGCATAGTGGGTGACACGCACAATCCGGCGCTGGGGGCTGCGTTACATGATCAGGGCATGGAATACAGGGGGGAATAATCGTGAGACGCGCGATCTGGGTAGCGGTCTTGGTTGCCGCTGGCGTAGCGGCATGCGGTGAAAAGGAGAGCGTGAAGGCGGAGAAAGAATTGGAACTGTTGCGGAAGGTGGGCGCACCTGGAAGAGAATTATGTGCCGCCGAACGTAAGGTCGCAATGGAGCGGCTGCGTGAAGGCGCCCCAAACGCCGAAATCGACGCTGAAATTGCGCAGCAAAGATGTCTCAACTTGGAGATGGAAGGGCGGTGGAACCGCTGATGGTGAACCCGCCCTTCATCACACAGGTTTTCGGGCCGAAATGAGGAAAGCGATCTGGCTCGTGCTGCCGCTTGTTGGCCTCGGCCTAATAGCGGCCGGGAAGGGCGGAAGCGATCACCGTCACCAGAAGATGGATGCCCAGCCACAGCAGAAGGATAGCAGCGCCACAGAGCCGGGCGGTGTGCCAGCGGCTACCATCCCGGTCGCCAATCGCATAGTAGGCGTTGCCCAGAACGTGAATTGCGACGAGAAGAACGACGATCGCCGCAGTGAGCTGTGCGCTCAATGGAAGGCTGTCGATGCCGCGCGCGAGGGCGTCCAATATTCCGTCCTTTCCCTGATCATATCGTCCGCTCTGGGCTTATTTAGCACGGTGCTGCTGGTATGGACATTCGCCGAGACACGCTCAACTACCCGGCGGGAACTGCGCGCCTATGTTTCGGCGAGGCCTGGAACACTGGTTCATTTCCGGCATTCGGATGGCAGTCAGGCGATCTGCTTCAGATTCACTCTTCGTAACGGCGGCACAACACCAGCGTATCAGCTTATGCACATGGGTTCAGCCGCCATCCTGACTGAGCAGCAAGCGGAACAGCATGCCACTCGATCCTGGAATGCCATACCCAAGATCGGCCGTCCCAAGGCGATGGTGGTGCATGGCGGGGAGGAGGCCGAAGGCGAAATTGTGCCCCCCGAGCCCGTGACCGCTGCACAATTGGAAGCTGTGCGCAAAGGAGAGGCAGAGTTTTATGTGTTCGGCCTTATCGTGTATCGCGACACGTTTCGGGAGAAGCGCTGGACGAAATTCTGCTATGTGCTTGATGCCGATGAGTTCAAGCGCGGCGAAGCCTTGGCAAGCAAAGCGATGGGCGAGCCGCAGCCCATGGCATGGCAGCTGGCACCGTTCGGGAACGACGCCAACTAGAGTACTGGTGGATTTTCAAGGCCTTTCCCCTTATGTTCTCCCTTCGCAGGGAGGCAGCCCCTATGGGGATCATGGAAGACGTACCTCGCCTGTCGCCGGAGATGGCGAGCAGGAAGCTGCAGGTGCTGGCGTTCATCCGGGTGTATCATGACAGGCATGGCGTCGGCCCCTCGCTGAGCGAGATGGCCGCGGCCGTCGGCACGAACAGGTCGCGCGTGCAGGACGCGATCCGCAAGCTGGAGCGGGAACAGCGGATCCATCGCGTGCCGGGGAAGACGCGCGGCGTGACGCCGATCGGCAGCCATGAGGAAGCGCTGCGCCAGCTGCAGGCGCTGGGCTATATCGTCAATCCCGGCCGGATGGAGATCGTCCATCCCGAGGCGCTGCCCCTGCTGGACATCGAGGAGGCCGTTACAAATGCGAGCCTGCCGCCGAACCCCGCCGCCGCGCATGATGCGCGCGAGCAGGGAGACAGCGGGAATGGCGAGGGCCAAGGGCGCAAAGCCCAATAGCATCGAAGCGGAACGTGCAAGGACGCAGGCCCATGCCCATACCGCATGGGCCCACCGCCATCCCCGGCTTGCGCGGGAAGAGCGCGCCCTCCGCAAGGAACGGGACGAGCAGCTGCGCAAATTTTCCCATAAGCGCAACGGCACGCCGGAAACCCACCATCATGCCAGCAAGGTCCGCCAGGGCGCGATCGCGCGGCTCTACAGCAGCGGGCGGCTGGTGATCGAGGAGGTCGCCTGGGCGCAGCAGATCCGCACCGTGGCCGAACGCATCGGCGCCGACGTCGCTGTCAGCACCGCCAGCCTGGAGACACGCGTCGACACCAGCCGCCATGGCGACGTCTTCTGGGAGGCGCTGGGGGCGGTGCGTGCGGAGGTCGCCTATTCGCGCTGGCGCGCGCAGCTGGGCGGCCGCGCCGCGCTGCCGCTCGACATCATCGTGAGCGACATGGCCGTTACCGAGGCCGCGCGGCTGTACCGCACATCGGCGCGGAAAGCGGCGGCGATATTGGAACAGTCGCTCCAGCTATGGGGAAGGATGATCGGCGAGGCCTGCCGGGAGATCAGCGCGGCCGATCTGGCGGCGGCACAGGCGGGCATCGCCTGAAGCCTTGCCATTCGGCCCTATGTTCCCTTTATGTTCTTTGAATGCGACTCGAACCCGGCCATCTCGTCTTCAAGGCATTGTGCGTGGTGCATGAGGCCAGGGATGCAGCGCATCTCGCGCCGATCGCGCCATCGGCGGGATTGCGCTTCGCCCTTGCATATCTGTGGAGCGTGAGCCGCACGGCGGAACGGTGGTATTATGACGAATTCTGGCAGGCCACCGTCGGGAAGCTGCGGCCGGGCCGGACGCAGCACAGCACCGATGTCCAGCGGCAGAACAGCCTGCACACCTGTTTCTGCGCGATTTCCCGCGCCGTAGGGTTCGAGGCGACCGTCGATTTCGAGGACCTTATCAAGCGTGCGCGAGGCGTTCCGACCTGGCCGACGGTGGAAGAAAGGCTGGGCGTTACAAAAACGAGCCTCCCCAAACGGTCATGAAAGCGGCAAATCCGACCCCGCATGAACTGCGTCCTGAGCCCATCGACCTCCCGTCGGTGGGCTTTTTCGCGTCGATGGAGGCGCTGCCATGGCCAAGCCAACCCGGCCTTCGATCGCCGATCAGCTCGAGCGCGCCAGCCATGAGCTGGACCTTCTGATCCGCGACGCCCGCAACATCCGGCACACGCGCGACTATGACGCGCTGGAAGAGCGGGCCCAGGCCATCGCCGCCTCCATCGTCGCGCCCTATCGCGGAGAGCGGCCGCCGTCGGCACCGCCGCTCGCGATCGAGACGCAGGGCGCAAAGTCCAGTGCCTGGTTCTGAACGGAGTTCCGTTATGATCGATATGTCCCGGCTCCGCTCCATCGCGCGGGAAGGCTCCGGCGAGGAACCGGTGCTGGTCACGCGCCGCTATCTGGCCGCGCTTCTCGACCTGGTCGATCGGCCCAGCGCAAAACCGCTTCTGGACGTCGAAACTTCGGCGCGGTGGCGGGCCATTCCATGACCGAAGCGGTTGATACCCCGGCACAGCGAGCGCCCGGCGATGGCGACGGCGCTGGGCCGCCCGCCGGCCGCCGCGAGATCGACGGCGCGACTTACTGGACCAACGCCGATGGCGGGCTGATCCCCGACGTCGCCGTGAAGCCGATCGACAAGCTCCAGGATGAGCTGGTGCGCAAGATCGTCGGCTTCGCACTTCCGCTTTCGGCGCAGGTCGCGCGCTTCCGCCAGCACAGCTTCGACGATGTCGATGATTTCGTCGCGCTGCTGGAGCAGGAATATCAGGCGAAGCGCGGCGGATCGAAGGGCAATCTCACCTTCACTTCCTATGACGGCCTGATGATGATCAAGGTCGCCGTGGCCGACGCGATCCTGTTCGGGCCCGAGCTCCAGGTCGCCAAGGGCATCGTGGACGAATGCCTGCGCGAATGGTCGGCCGAAAGCCGCGCGGAGATCCGCACGCTCATCACCCGCGCTTTCGACGTCGACAGCCAAGGGCGCATCAATCGCTCCGGGCTGTTCTCGCTGCTGCGCCTGGAGATCTCCGATCCGCGCTGGCAGAAGGCGATGACCGCCATCCGCGACAGCATCAGGATCGTCGGATCGAAGCGGTACATCCGCATGTACCAGCGGCCGAATGCTCAGGCTGCATGGCAACCCATCACCATCGACGTGTCGGCGGCATGAGCGCCCATGTCGTCGCCGGGGATCGGCTGAAGCGCGAACTGGAGCGGTCGGCCGAGATGGCAGGCTGCACCGTCGACTGCATGGTCGAGCGCTCCAGGCCGTGGGACGGACCCACCTATATCGGCGGGCGACATAGGCTCACGCTGCTGGTCGAGGGAGTGTCGAACAGCGCCTGGCTGGACACGCTGGACGAAAACTCGGTTTACCTGCCGGGCTTTGTCCTCGCCGAGCTGGACGTGTTCGGCGTCGAGGAGAAGGGCGAGCAGCTGATCGCCGAGATCTCCGCCCTCACCGTCAAGGAAGCTTAGTGCCAAGCCAAGCGCCGCGCTTCCGCCCGCCCGGTTGGCGCCCGCCCGAGCCGTGGGCCACCTCGAAGGACAGGACGCGGCAGCAGCGCGGCTATGGCGCCGAGCACGATGCCATCCGCAAGCAGGTGCTGATCGAGGAGCCTTACTGCAGGCAGTGCGTCGCTGACGGCGTGGTGCCACCTCGGCCGACTGCCGTTGCCGACCACATCGCCAACCAGGCGGAAGGCGGCAAGACGGTGCGGTCGAACTATCAGGGCCTCTGCTGGCCGCACAGCAAGGCCAAGACGGCGCGCGAATCGGCGCGAGGCAGGCGGCGCGGCGTCTGATCCCGCCCGCCTGGGCCGATGCCTGCGGGTCGCCCGGCGAGGCCGGCGAGGCCCGGCCGGGGAGGGGGAGGGGTGGTTTTGGGGGCAAACCCCCTGCCAGGACCGCACGTCAGGCATTTTCTTACGCAGTCAAAATCAAAGGGTAAAAAGTGAGGGCCTGGGATGGCGAGAGGTGGATCCCGGTCCGGTGCCGGTCGCAAGCGTAAAGACCCTACATTGAAGGAAGTGCAGGGCACATATCGCGCCGATCGCGACGCGAAAGTCAATGAGGACGTGCCGCTCGGCCCGATGATCGCGCCGCTGCACCTATCCGAAATCGAGCGCCAGCATTTCGCCGCGATCGCGCAAATTCTGGAAGATCAGAAGCGCGCGAGCCCACACTACGCCGATCATGTCGGGCTGCTTGCTCTGCGGCTCTCGCAGATTGCCCGCTACCAGGCTGTGCTCGAGGTCGAAGGCGACACTTTCAAGAGCCAGACCAGTAAGAAGATCGAGGGTAAGGAGGTTGTCTTCGAGATGATCCGAGCCCGTCCCGAGGTCGCCATGCTGTCAGAGGCGCTCCGCCATGCCCAGTCGCTGCTGGGCGAACTAATGCTCAATCCGTCCGCAGCGCTGAAGCTGGCCACCGGCCATAAGCAGCAGCAGGACAACGACTTCGCCGACTTCTGATGTGGGGGAGCAGCGTGAACATCCGGCGATTGCCCGCAAATACGCCGCTGACGTCTGTTCGGGTAAGATCCCGGCAGGGCTGCAGATCCGCCTGCAGTGCCGCCGCTTCCTGGACGAGGTAAAGCTCAGCAAGGTCCGGGCCAGTAAATTCCCGTTCGTTTTCGACGAGGAGAAGGCAGCGCGGCCGTGTCGCTTCATCGAAAAGCTGCCGCACAGCAAAGGGAAATGGGCGCGGTCAAAGGAGCGCCTGGTCCTGCAGCCGTGGCAGGTTTGGATCATCTGCGTCACCTTTGGATGGGTTTACCGGAACGGGGAGCGGAAGGGGCTTCGCCGGTTCCGCCGCCTGTTCCTGGTCGTGCCGCGCAAGAACGGGAAGTCCGCGATCGCGGCTGGCATCGGGCTTTTCATGCTCTGCGCCGACGGCGAGTTTGGCGCGGAGGTCTATTCTGGGGCGACGAATGAAAAGCAGGCGTGGGAGGTTTTTAAGCCTGCGCGCCTGATGGTGGAGCGCACGCCCGCGCTCAAGAAGCATTTCGGCCTGGAGGTGCCGGCAAAGTCAATCGTCAGGATTGCTGATGGATCGAAGTTCGAAACCATCGTCGGTGATCCCGGCGACGGCCAGAGCCCGAGCTGCTCCATTCATGACGAATACCATGAGCATGCCGACGACGGCCAGGTCGACACCATGATCACCGGCATGGGCGCGCGCGACCAGCCTCTGCAGCTGCTGATCACCACTGCAGGCGATAACCTGGCAGGCCCGTGTTATGCGCTGATCCAGGAAGAGCGGAAGATCCTCGCCGGCGTGGGCCGGGATGGTGGACCGCCGCTGGATCATGAGACGCTGTTCGTCGAATATACCATCGACGACGGCGACGATTGGAAGTCGGAACTCGCGGTTCGGAAGGCGAACCCGAATATCGACATTTCCGTGTCGGGTGACTTTCTTCGGGCGCGCATCCGCGATGCGGTGGCGACGCCTCGCAAGGCCGGCGTCACCAAGACGAAACACCTGAACCTCTGGGTTTCGGCGAAGGCGGCCTACTACGACGTCGAAGCCTGGCGCAAATGCAAGGATCCGGAGATCCCGGCAAACCCGCAGGACGCTCTCGCGCTTGAATGGCTGCGCGGCCGACGGGTAATATTGGGACTGGACCTCGCGTCGAAGATCGACATCGCGGCATTGGAATATCTGTTCTTGCCGATCGGTGAGAAGGCGACGTCGGAGGATCCGTTTATCCGCATTGGCCGATACTTCCTTCCGGCAGACACCGTGGCGGACGTTCCGGCCTATCTAGGATGGGACGCGCTCGGCTTGCTGGATGTCACGAGCGGCAACATCGTCGATTATGACGAGATCGAGGCGGCGATCAACGAGGCGGTGGAGCGGTTCCAGGTCGAGCGTGTCCCCTACGACCCGTTCCAGGCCACGCAGTTGTCGACGCGGCTCGCCAAGACCGGCGTGCCGGTGATCGAATATCGCCCAACGGTGCTGAACTTCAGCGAGCCGATGAAAGAGCTGGACGCTCTCATGCGGTCCCGCCGGATCATCCACGGCGGCGACCCAGTCATGGAGTGGGAGATCTCCAACGTCGTCGGCGCGCCCGACAAAAAGGACAACGTCTATCCCAACAAGCCGGAGGGACAGGCGCATCTCAAGATCGACAACCCGGTCGCGCTGATGAGCGCCCTCGGCGTCCACATGGGCGAGGAGAAGGAAGAAATGCCTGCATCGCCCTGGGATGACCCAGAATTCAGCATGAGCGGAGCGGACGAAGCCTGATGTCCCCCGATGATTATGTCCGCCAGTCCCGCGCTCGCACAGAGACGCGGTCGATCGAAGATCCGACCTCTCGCCTGAGCGAGAATCCCGAGGCCCTGCTGTCCATGCTCGGCGTGCTCGACAGCCGCGGTGCCCTGCCGCCGGTGTCGATCGACGCGGCGCTGGGCGTTCCCGCCGTCATGTGCGCGGTCGGCTTCCTGTCCCGCGCGCTTGCCAGCTTGCCCCTACAGGCATTCCGCGGCGGAGAGGGCGGGGAGAAGATCGACGGCAATCTGGCCATGCTGCTGAATGAAGCACCGAACGAGGAGGTTTCCAGCTTCGAATGGCGGCGGCACAAATGGCAGCAGGTGTTCACCGGCGGCCGCGGCATGAGTTGGATTGAACGCGCGGGCGTGAAGCCGGTCGCGCTCTGGCCGCTCGATCCGCGCGAAACGACGATCATCCGCCGTGATGGCCGGAAATATTACCGTAACGGCGGGCGTGAATATCCGGCGCGGGACGTGATCGACGTCACGTTCATGCCGAAGTCGGATCTGGTCGGCCATTACAGCCCGATTTTCCTCGGCCGAAAGGCGATCGCGCTTGCGCTGGCCATGAACGACTTCGCCGGCAGCTTCTTCGCCAGTGGCGGCGTTCCGCCGCTCGCGCTGGAGGGTCCACTTCCCCAGGGCGCGGAGGCGTTCAAGCGCGCGCAGGCGGACATCAATCGCGCGATCGATCTGGCAAAAAGGGCGGGAGCGCCATTTTTCGGCATGCCCCCGGGCCATAAGTTGAATCCGATTGGTATCGAGCCGGCCAAAGGTCAGATGACGGAAGCGCGGCTCTTCCAGATCCAGGAAGTCGCCCGGATCTGGGGCTTGCCTCCGGTCTTTGTGCAGGATCTGTCCAAGGGCACCTTCTCCAACACCGAGCAGCAGGATTTGCAGCTGGTGAAGCACACGCTCGGCCAATGGGCCAAGGCGTTCGAGGACGAGCTCAATCTTAAGCTGTTCGGCCAGCGCCGGCGCAGCCGCAAGGTGAAGCACAATCTGGACGGCATGCAGCGCGGCGCGTTCAAGGATCGGATCGAGGGCATCGCGCGCGCCATCATGACGGGCCAGATGACGCCGGACGAGGGCAGGGCGCTCGAGGATCGACCGGCCGATCCCAGCGGTGCCGGAGCCAAGCTCTACATCCAGGGCGCGACGGTGCCGCTCGGGACGACACCGCCGGTCGGTAACAGCGGCAAGCCGCCCATCAACGACAACAAGGAGGACGGCGACTATGCCGGCACCCAAACCGACGACTGATCAGCGTGAGTTTCGCGCGCTCACCGAGGGCCTAGAAATCCGCGCGGCTGATGGCGCCACAGATGCCCGGACAGCCAGCGGCTATGCCGTGCTCTATAACCAGGAGGCCAACGTCCACGATCTTTGGATCGAGACGATTGCACCTGGTGCGTTTGACAAGTCGCTCCAGGAGCGGGACGTCCTCGCAGTTCACAGCCACGACACCGGGCGTGTGGTCGGCCGGAAGAATGCTGGCACGCTGACACTCCGGTCCGATGCCAAGGGCCTGTCGTTTGAAAACCCGCTGCCCGACACGTCTGACGGCCGCGATCTTGCTGTGCAGATCGAGCGCGGCGACATTGCTGGTATGTCTTTCGGGTTTCGAGCGACGAAGCAGGAATGGGACGACACCACGGAGCCGCCCCGGCGAACCATCCTGGAGGGCGAGCTCTATGAAATCACCTACACGCCCATGCCGGTGTGGCATCAGACGGAGGTAGGGCTTCGATCGCTGGAAGGTGCTCGCCAGGAGCGGCGCAGCCACAACAAAACCGGTGCACTCGGCCGCATTGCCGCCAAGCGCATGCGGCTCGCTCAGTCAGAGCGGAAAATCTGAGTTCCCGGCGAAAGCCGGAGGTGGCGAAAGCAGCCCGCTTCTCGCCCTGATCGCCCCGCCCGTGCGGGGTTTTTCTTTACCAGGAGCATGAGATGATTCTCACCCAGTATTATGAGGAGCGGGGCCAGCTCGTCACCGAGGCCCGCGACCTGCTGACGCAGGCCGAGAAGGAAACCGACACCACGAAGGCTGCGGAGCTCGAACAGCGCCACGACCAGGTCATGTCGAAGGTGGACGCCCTCGATCAGAAGATCGCCCGCGAAGAGCGCACCGCCGCCGCCGAGCGCGCGGAGGAAGAGCGCCGCTCGCGCAATCGCCCGCGCGGCCGTGACGTCGAGCATCGCGGCCAGGAAGGCGGCGATGAAGAGAAGGACGCCGAGCAGCTGCAGGCTGAATATCGGGACGCCTTCTATGCCATGCTGAGCGAAGGCGGCGACATCAGCGCCTTGGATACGGAGCAGCGATCGCTGCTGCGCCGGGGCTATGTGGAAAATCGGACGCAGACCGCGGGCACTGCCGCGGGCGGGGGCTATACCGTCCCGACCACGCTGGCGAACCGCATCGTGGAAGTCATGAAGGACTGGGGTCCGATGTATGACGGCACCATCACCGATGAGATGATCACCAGTTCGGGCAATCCGTTCGACATTCCCACCAACGATGACACGGGCAAGTCGTCGGCGCTGCTCGAAGAGGGCGACGATCTGACGGATGACAACAGCGGAGATCTGGTGTTCGGCCAGGCGTCGTTGGCTGCCTTCGTCTATGCCACCCCTTGGCTGAAGATCAGCTTCGAGCTGCTCCAGGACTCCGCGTTCAACATCGAGCAGTTCGTAGCGCGCAAGCTCGGTGAACGCCTCGGCCGTGGCGCGAACGCCAAGCTGACGGTCGGCACCGGTGTCGATGAGGCTCGCGGCGTCGTCGTTGCCTCGGCGCTGGGCAAGACCGCGGTCTCGGCCACCGCGATCGCGGCCGACGAACTGATCGATCTGCAGCATTCGGTGAACGCTGCCTATCGTCGCAGCCCCTTCTGCCGCTGGATGTTCGCAGACACCACGCTGGGGTCGATCCGCAAGCTGAAGGACGGCCAGGGCAACTTCCTCTGGCAAATGGGCGACGTGCGCGTCGGCGCGCCCGACCTGATCCTGGGCAAGCCCTACTCGGTCAACGACGATGTGCCCGCGATTGCCACCGGCAACCGCGCCATCATCTTCGGCGACTTCAGCCGCTACACCGTCCGCAAGGTCGGCTCGCCGCTGATCGGAACGGTCCGCGAGCGCTTCTGGCCGAAGGTCGGGATGGCGGGCCTCATCCGATACGACGGCGACCTGCTGGACTCGAACGCGGTCAAGCACCTGAAGCTCGCCTGATCCAGGCAGAGCATGAGCTGGCGGGGTGGCCCATGGCCGCCCCGCTTTCCTCACTCCATCGGGAGACAACATGATGGCGAAAGCCCCCCGAGGCGCGTCGCGCCGCACTGCCGCTGCGCCGGCTTCAGCCGCCGCGCCCGCTGCTGCCGCAGCACCCGCCCAGGCGGCTCCCATCAAGGCAGCATCCACACCGCCCGCCAGCGCGCCTGCTGCGCCCGTCGAATCGCCGCCCGCGCCGGCTCCCGAACTTGCCGAGGCAAAGGCGCCCGTTGAGGCCCCCGCGAAGTCAGGCAAGGTGCGGTGGCTGCGCATGGAAACCGGGCTGTCCGGTCCTGAACTTAGCCTGGCGCGGGGTGACAAGCACCCGTTCTGCGACGTTCCCGGTGAGGGCGACGCTCCATCGGAAGCGCAGCGCTTGGTCAATGCTGGCTTTGCGGTGGATTGCGATCCGCCGGCTGAAGGCTGACCGATGCTGAGCGCGCCGATCGTCATCACCGGACCGGAGGGCGACGTCGTCGAGCTCGCGCCGGTAAAAACCTTTCTTCGCATCGATGGCGACGAGCTGGACGAAGAGATCCGCGCCTACATCGATGCGTCGATCGGTGAGATTGAGCGCCTTACGTCCACCCGGATCGGCGCGCAGCAGGTCGAGCTCCGCGCCGACCATTTCGACGATCTCGAGCATCTTACGATCGGCCCGGTCAACGCCGTGGCGGAAATCACCTATCGTGACGCTTCCGGCAGCGATGTAACGATCGACCAGGCCGACTATGAGTTGTTCGGCGCCGGGCTTGAGAAGGGAATCCGTCCGAAGCCGGGTCGCAGCTGGCCGCGCGGTGCCGCGAGCCAAGCTTCCGGCGCGATCGGCGTCCGCCTCAATGTCGGATATGGCGATGCCATTCCTCCGTCCATCTCTCTGGCGCTGAAAATGGATGTGCGCGGCCGCTTCGATGGGGTGCCGTTCGATCTGTTCGCAGCGACGACCAACGACCGGATCTGGCTGTGACCAGGCGCAGCTACGTCAACTATCCGCGCCGGCGGCACAAGATCACGATCCGGCGCCTGGTCGAGGTCGACGACGGCAAGGGCGCATACACCAGCGAGTGGGTGACGATCGCCGCTCCCTGGGCGGAGGCGGAGGGGCTTTCTGGCCGCGAAGCGACGCTCGACCAGGTTCATCAGGGAATCGCAGTCTATCGGTTTCGGATCCGCTGGCGGGGCGACATCCTGACGGCCGACCAGGTCAAGTTCGGCTCAATCAATCTCAACATCACTTCCGCCCAGGATCCAGATGGCCTTCGCCGTGACCTGGTCATCATTGCCGATAGCGCTGGAGCGCGGAGCGACGTCGCATGATGCAATATTCCCGGCTCGAGGGGACCGAGGTCATCCTTCGCCGCTTCGACACGCTCACGGAAGCTGCGCGCGAACAGCTGGGCGTCGAGCTGGCGATCATCGGCCGGGAATATCGTGACCAGCAGCGTGCGGCCGCGCCGGAAGACACTGGCGCGCTGCGCGCCGGCTTGTCCGTGTGGCTGATGCTCGAGCAGCTGCGCGTGCGTGTCGGCCTGATGGGGCAGCGAAGCGGGCAATCCAAGCGCCGGCGCAAGAAGGTGAACGGGCGGAACTATGGCGACCTGTTCTACGGGCGCATTATTGAATTCGGCCGCAAGGCGCAGATGGTCATCGTCCAGCGGCGCCGGCGCGTCCTTGCCGACATCGGCGACGGCAACAAGAAAAGGATCCTGCGCACGTCGCGCGGGCGGAAGCTCGCGGCCGACATAGCGAGCACCTATTCGATGAAGGTGAAAGCGCGACCGGCGCATCCCTTCATTTTCATTCCCAACGCCCAGGAGATCGCCACCCAAAGGCTGGCGAATTTCTGGAGCGATACACTGGCCCGGGCCGGAGCATAGTCATGGACATCATCGACCTGGTCACCCCGTCGCAGGACGCGGTGATCGCACGGCTGAAGGCGGACGTGCCGCCCGATCTGGGCAGCGTGCACCAGCATGTGAAGCAGGACACGCCGCCACCGTTCGTGATGGTCGGCTCGATCGACATCTCCAACGAGGGCAGCAAGGGTAGCCAGACCGAGCTGGTCAGCGTCGAACTGCACTTCGTGACCCGCGGGTCGAGCCGCGCGCCGCTGCTGGCGCTGATGCATGCCGCTCGCGCCGCCCTGGAAGGACGCGAACTGGAAGCAGACGGAGTCCAGTTCGAGACGCCCAACTTCATGGGTTCGACCGTCAGCAACGCCGGGCCCGACGGCGTCACTTACGCGGGCATCAGCACCTTTGAATTTTACGCAGAGCCGGCCTGACGCCGGAAGGAGACCTTATGAACGAATATGGCAAGGACTGGCGCGTCTGCATCGGCGACGGCGAGGATCCGGAAGTTTTCACGGCGCTGGGCGGCGAAACCGGCTTCAGCTTCCGCCGCGCATCGGCGGAAATCGACCTGTCCGACAAGAGCTCCGGCTCTTATGGCAGCACCGGCTACGGCCAGCAGAAGCTGACGATCAGCGTGTCGGGCAATCTGAAGTTGCCGGATGCTGCATTCAGCGCGCTGTTCGCTGCCTCGAAGGCTTCGCCGCCGGAGATCAACGTCCAGATCAAGAAGGGCAGCGTGGTCAAGTTCCACGGCCTCGTGGGCGTCGGCAACTTCTCGTCCGAGCATCCGCAGACCGGCGCCGTCACCTTCAGCTGCGATATGGCCAACATCGGCGCGCCGATCGTCGATGATCTGACGGCCACCGTCTAATGGCGGCACCGAAGAAAGGCGCGGCGACCCGGTCGCCCGCCAATCCGGAGCGCGGCGAGCATGAGCTTGTGCTCGCCGGCGTTGCCTATCGCATGCGCCCATCGCACGGCGCGATCGTCGCGATCGAGCGGGTGACCGGTCTTAGCATCATGGACCTGTTTCGTGCCGGCAACACCGGCAGCCTGTCCCTTCAGCAGATGGGCATGATCGCCGCGGAGTTGATCCGCGCCGGCGCGGCGGAGGGCGATGAGCTCACCGCCCAGGTCGATGACGATCGCATCGGCGAACTGATCTTCGAGGAGGGCGTCCATCGCGCGATGGCGCGGTTGACGCTCTGCCTCATCGACGCGGCGTCGGGTGGGCGCAAGGCGTCGGGGGAAGCGAAGGCGGCTCCAGCGGAGACGAAAAGGACCGCTGGCGCCGCCTGATGGGCCTGGCGCTCGATAGCTTCGGGTGGAGCGCCGATCAGTTCTGGTCGGCCACACCCCATGAATTCTGGTCGATGGTGGACGCGCGCATTGCGGCCAACAAGCAACGGTAAGGAGATAGCGGATGGCAAGGGGTAACCGCCGCGACCTCTATCTCCAGGTGTCGGGCGACGTTGGTGGCCTGCGCACTGCGATGACCGCTGGCAAGACCATCATCAACGACTTCAGCGGCGCCGCGATCAACGTGATCGAGGAAGTCGAGAAGGAGATGGCCAAGCTCGGCAGTTCCGGCCTGCCGGCGCTGAAGCAGGCGGAGCGTGCCTATCAGGACACGTTCCGCCGCATCGCCGATTCTGCCCGGGAAGTGGCCAACGCGCCGACCGGCGCGGCGGCCGCACAAATCCTCGATGCGAACGCGACGCGCGACGCAGCTGCTGCAGCGACCGCGAAGGCGACGTCGCTGCGCTTGCTCGCCGAGGCTGCCCAGCGCGCGGACGCATCAACCGAGGGCGGCACCGCCGCGACGCGCGCCTACGCCGTTGCAGCTGCCACCGCCGCCGTAAATGCCGAAAAGGAGGCTTCGGCGCTGCGCGAGCAGGCGCAGGTTCTCGGCCTGGTCGAACGCCAGCTCGGCACTGCAGGCGCTGCCCAGCGCCGGACCGTCGCCGTGAGCGGCGAGGCGAGGGCTGGGTACCAGCAGCTGTCCTTCCAGCTCGGCGACGTGGCCACCCAATATGCCGCCGGCACCTCCGCCTCCATCATCTTTGCGCAGCAGTCCGGCCAGGTGATCCAGGCCATCAGCCTGATCAGCGGGGAATCGAAGGGGCTGATCGGTTTGCTCGGCGGTCCCTGGGGCATCGCCTTCAGTGCCGGCTTGGTCGCGCTCACTCCATGGGTCGGCAAATTGCTCGAGGGCAATGATGCGCTGGGCGATGCAATCGACAAACTGAAAAAGGATGCGTCCGAGGCGGAGACCTCTCGGCAGGCGCATGCCGCTTTCACCAGAACGCTGGAAGGCCAGATCGAAGCCCAGCGCAAGCTGAACGAGGAGATGGAGCGGGGGCTCCTTAGCCAGCGGCAGATCAACCAGCAGAATCTTCAAACGTCATTAAAGAGCCAGCGCGACCAGACTGAGGCGTTGGCGACAGCGGAGCGGGATCTTGCGACCGCGCGCGCTGCTGCCGAGAAGGCGCGTGGCCGGGTTCTGAATCCCAACAACCTGGACGGCCCGCGCGGCAACCAGACCGATCGCGATGCCTTACGCGTGGCGGAAGAGCAGCTTCGCAAGGCCGAGGCGGCAGTAGACAATCTGAAAGCGGCGGTGGCTCGGGCGAACCAAGGGGTTCGCGATGCCCGCATCACCATCGCTGTCGATGAAGCGAAGGCCGCAGTCGATCCGATCGCCGCGATCAACAAACGCTATGACGACATGGCGGATGCTGCGAGGAACGCGGCGCGCGGCAATGACGAGCTAACTGCCAGCATCGGCAAGACGCTTGCGAGCATCGAGCGCCAGCGCACAGGTGCGCTGAAGGCCGAGCAAGATCGGCAGGCCAGTCAACGCCGCAGCGAGAGCGATGTTCGGAACGGTCGTCTAACGCCGAATGACATCAGCGGCATGCTGACCGGCCAGTTCGGCGGGACGATCACGTCCACCACCGGCGGCAAGCATGTGGCCGGCTCCTATCATTATCGCGGCCAGGCCGTTGATTTCGTCCCTCGCGGGGGCATGGGCTCGGTTTCGAAGGCACAGATCCGCGCCTATCTCGAGAGTCAGGGCGTCAACATCCAGGAGCTGCTCGGCCCGGGCGACAAGGATCATGATGATCATTTCCATGTCGCATTCAGCAAGACCCGCCGCAGCTCGGAGCAGATCGCCCGATCGGGGCAGCGCGCTGAAGATGCCGACACCCGGAATCAGGACGAATATGCGTCGCTGCTGAGCCGCGTGCAGAATGACCGGCTCAACATCGAACAGCGCCGCCTGGTCACGATCAGCAACATTGCCGCCAACGAGCGGCAACAGGTTGACCGGGCGCAGGCCGACATCGTGCGCGCGGCCGACAAGGGCGTCGCGCTCGGCAAATGGTCCCAGGAGCTGGCGGACGCGGTCAAGCTGCAGGCGCAGCAGAACGCCGACACCGAGAAGGCCGCGATCACGGAAAAGGAGCAGATCGCGCTCCGGCAGCAGGCGATGGATGCTGAGCTCGCGCAGCTGGACGGCCAGGCCGAGCTGCTGCAGCTGCAGGGCCAACTTGCCGGCACCACGAAGGAACGTCGGCGCATTGCGCTCGAGCTGCTGGAGATCGAGAGCAGGCAGGCGCGCCTGGCGATCGAGCGCCAGCTTGCCGGTGAAAAGGATCCGGCGCGCCGGGCCATGCTCGCCGACGAGCTGGGCAACCAGCAACGTGATGCGGCTGTCAGACGGCAACTGGTCGAGCGTCAGAATGCCAGCCCGGTGGATCGATACCGGCAGGAGCTGGCGGACTTCGACATCGATGACGAGCTGCAGAGCGCCGAGGTGCGGTTCTTCGACAATCTAAACGACGAGCTGGCGGAGAGCGCGACCCGTTTCCTTAAGCTGAAAGGCGTCGCCGGCGAATTCTTCAACCAGCTCATCGCCGACGTGATCCGGCTACAGATCAAGCAGGCGATGGGCGGCGGCGGCCTGCTCGGCGGCCTCATCAATCTGGGCGGGAGCCTCTTGGGGCTGAGCAGTAATCCCCTCGCAGGATCGCTCAACACAGCGAGCAACAACGTCGCGGCGCTGGAATCCTCGATCGACTATCTCAACCTCAAGGGCTTCTCCGGCGGCGGCTGGACCGGTCATCACCGGCGCGATGCTGTCGCCGGGGTGGTCCACGGTCAAGAATATGTCTTCGATGCCGAAGCCACCGCGCGCATTGGCGTCGATACGTTGGACGCGCTGCGATCGGGGCGGCTGACATCTGCTGCCGCCGCCAACGTTCCCAGCGTCCACGCTGCCGAGCGTGCCGCCGCCATGCAGCGATTTGCCCCGCAGATCGTGAAGCTGATGGTGGCCCCGTCCCCTTACTTCGAAGCGACGGTGGATGGTCGTGCCGCCGCCGTCGCCACGCCGCTTGCGGACGCAGCCGCAGGCGCGGGATCGAGCGGCGCACAGACCGCTCTTGCGCGGCAGGCGAGCAGGAGGATCCCGTGATTATTATCCCTGACAAGCCTGCATCGCGCGTCGATGCACCCCGGCTGATCGACTTCGGCGGCTTCCTCACGCCGTCGGGTGGAGGACCGACCCAACGCCTGAACCGGATGGGCAACCGTTACGCTGTCACCGTGACCATGCCGCCGATGCGTGGGAAGGAAGCGCGAATTTTCGTGAACCGCCTGATCCGCGGCAAGAGCGAGGGCGCGCGCATGGCGTGGCCGATGGACGGCTTCGACCCTGGAGCGCCCAACATCACCAGCGGAACGCCAGTGGTCGTTGACGGTGCCGGCCAGGCAGGTCGCCAGTTGGCGCTGCGCCAGCTCGCACCGCGCTATGCGTTCCGAGAAGGTCAGCCTGTCAGCCTCGAAGTGGACGAGCAGCACTATCTGGATTTCATCGCCGCCCCTGCGATTGCTGGAGCCGACGGCAAGGTGACCGTCACCCTTTCGCAGATGCTCCGCATCGAACCTCCCGATGGCGCGACCCTCCACGTCGCGAGGCCGATGATCGAGGGGTTCATCGTTGGCAGCGAGATCGCCTGGGAGCAGGCACTGTCCGGCTTTGTCGAGGGCGTCCAGTTCGAGATCCAGGAAGCGCGCTGATGGGCTTCACCGGAAGGATCCTCAACCTGGTCGCCCTGATGAAGATCGAGCTTCCGGACAGGGACGTGCGCCTTTGCGATGGCGGGTTCGTCTATTGGGGCGCAGACAAATATGACTGTGTCGACGAACTGTTCGGCACCGTGGCTGCGGCCGAGACCTTCGAGGAAAAGACTGGCGATGAGGCCCCGGGCGGCAAGCTGACGTTTCTTCCGCCGTCAGCGGCCGCGGGCGTCGGCCTGAACAACCCGGCCCTGCAAGGCAGCCGGATGCGTTTCTGGCTCGGAGAATATGATCCGGTGACCGGCCATGTTGTGGGCACGCCGGATCTGACGGCTGACCTCGCGATCGACACCGCAACCATCAAAATCGGCAAGGGCACCAGATCGGTCGATATCGAATTCGAGAGCGCAGCCAAGCGGCTGTTCATGGTGATGCGCGGCAACGCGCTCTGCGATCGGTTCCAGCAGGCATGTTATCCGGGAGAGCTGGGTATGGCGAACGCGACGGGCATGCCGCGATCGACCGCCTGGGGAGCGGCGACGCCAAACACATGAACGAACTGGAACGGCGTCGCATAGCGACGGAGGCCACGCTGGCGAAATATCGCGGGCGAACGCTGGACTATGTCAATGCGGACTGCGTGCGGATGGTCCGCTTTCACCTGTTGCAGATGGGGCATAAGCCACCGGCGTTGCCCCGGTACCAGTCCATCATAGGCGCCCGGCGCGCTCTGCTGAAGGCGGGCGGCCTGGTCGCGGTCTTCGACGCGATCCTGCCGCGCATTCCACACGCACGCATGATGCTCGGCGATGTCGCTGTGCTGGAGGGCGAGGAGGGGATGGACGCTGCCGTGATCTGCGTCGGCCATAAGGTGATGGGCTGGCACGAGGAGAGCGACAAGATGGTCAATCTCGTGCCGCTCGAGATCAAGGCCGCTTGGAGGACCTGATGGCCAAGACACTGGCGAAGGTCGCCATGATTGCCGGCGCGATCGCCCTCGTCGCGACCGGCGTCGGCGCGGCAGGCAGCGCGGGATTGCTCTCCATGAGCGCCTCGACGGCGGCGACGGTATCGACGGTGGCACAGGTGGCGACGGTGGTGGCGGCTGCGGCCTCGGTGGGCGCCCAGGTCATGGCCAAGAAGCCGGGACTGCAAGGTTCGGTCAACCAGGTGACGATCGGCGCCAACAGCCCGATTCCCTATGGCGTCGGCCGGTCCTTTTACGCCGGCACTCAGCTGCACGACGTGGGCTATGGCGGCAAGGTGGGGAAGACGAAGAACCCCTATCTTTCCAAGGTATTCGTATGGAGCGCCGGCGGCCCGATCGACGGCGTGGAATCGCTCCTGCTGGACTGGCAGGCCGTGAGCTTCGCCGGCACCTCGGCGCTCGGTTACTATGCCTCCTGGCTCTATGCCGATCACCAGCTCGGACTGCGGCCCGAGCCTGACGCCCTCGCCGGGCCGTGGGGAGCAGTCCCGGATTGGAGCCCGGCGCACAAGATGTCCGGCATGTGCGCCAGCATGCTGAACTTCCGGTTCGATCGAGACAACAAGGTCTGGGCTAACGGCATTCCGGCATTTGGCGTGGTCGCCCGATGGGCCCGCGTCTATGACCCTCGTAAGGACAGCACCTATCCGGGCGGGGACGGCGATCATCGTTTCGATTACGAGGACAGCTTCGAATTCGACCGGAACGCGGCTCTGAATGCGATCACCTATGCGCGCGGCCGCTATGCGATCGATCCCGCCACCGGCGAGCAGACCATCAAGGTCATCGGCTGCGGCTTTCCCTATGAGACGTTCGACTGGCCCCAGTGGGTCGCCTTCGCAAATGTCTGCGAGGCCAATGGCTGGAACAGCGACGGGACTGTCTTCGACGGGCCCGGCCTCAGCCTCTGGGACAATCTGAAGCGGATCTGCGCGGCGGGGGCGGGCGTGCCCGTCATCTCCGGCGGTCTGCTGTCCGTCCGCTTCCAGTCGCCGAAAGTAGCGCTCGATACGATCACACGCGACGACTTCGCCGACGGAGAGCGGATGGCGCCCGGCATGCGGACCTGGAAGGACCGCATCAACACCATGGTCCCGAAATATCGGTCCGAGACCAACAAGTGGGAATATGTCCAGTCCGCGGCCGTCAGGTTCGAGGATTATATCGCCCTCGATGGGGAGCCAAAAGAGGAGGAGTTTCTCTGCGAGCTAGTGACCGACAAGGACCAGGCTGCACAGCTGACAGCTTATGAACTGATGAACCGACGTGAACTGGCAGGCATCACCTATCCGTGCAAGCCGCGCCTCTGGTATGCCCGGCTCGGCGAAGCTTATCATGTGAGCGATCCGGATGCCGGACTCGATCATCTTTGCGTCGTGGCGGCGATCAGCAAGGACATCTCCACCAGCACCGTTACCCTAACCTTCGAGACCGAGGACACGGCTAAGCACGCAGTGGCCCTGGCGATGACCGGCACCGCTCCGCCGCCGCCGACGCTTGTTCCTCCCGGTGATTCCGACGACGCAAGTTGGGACAACGGCGGAGCCGGCACGCCTGACACGCCGACCGGCTGGTCGATGTCGGTTGAAGCCTTGGGTGGAAGTGCGGGCGTATCGATCGTGGTCACTGGCAGCGCAGCCAGCAGCAATGCCGAGGAAATCACTTTCGAGTATCGGCCCTATGATGCCGGCAACGGTGCCGGCGATAACTGGATCGGCGCGAGCCTCGAACCGTCGTCGACGACGACCAAGGTCATCGCTGGGATATCGGCGGGCGTGGGATATGAGGTTTCCGTCCGTTACAGGGTCGCGGGCAATCAGGGGGCTCGGCAAATCCTTGGGCCTGAATCCATCAGCGAATGGGCGGCTGCCGCTGTTATTGCCGATGGCGGCAATACGACCGTGACGGCTGCGGGCGATGATATGTTTTCCATCGTCCGTTCGCTTGCTGGGCCTGGGTGGGATGCTTCGGCGGTCAGCACGTCAGGCTTCACCGGCAATGCGGTGGCGAGAATCATAGCACCGCAGGCCGCATCGATCGTCATCGCCGGCCTATCCGCCGCCCCAAATGCGACCGACGATTATGCGGTGGATTTCGGCTTCTTCTTCGACAGCGGTGGCGTACTGAAGTCGATCGAGGGCGGTGGTCAGAACATCGTCGGCTCGTGGGTGCCGGGAGATGTCCTCTGGGTCGTCCAGTCCGCCGACGGCAGCGCGATCTCCTACTGGCAAGGAGCTGAACTGAGGAGCGCAGCGCTGCTCCGCTCGATCGGCACCTCTGCCGCAACCCTTTATTTCGACAGCAGCATCTACACCGATGCCGGCGCCGGCTTCTCGGCCGGGCTCTTCCAGCGCCGCACCTGACACCCTCCACCATCGGAGCAACCATGACCGCCAGCCTCGACCTGACGGCCTCGCGCAACCTTGCGTGGGCGCCGACCATAGACCTGTTCTATCCCGGCGCTGAGCTGCCGCTCGATGGTGCGACCATCAAGATGGAGGTGCGCCTCTATCCGGGGCAGCCGGGTTCCCCGCTTATCGTAGGGGAAAGCCTCGCCTTTCAGGATCTGCCGCCCTCGGCCCCCGGGGGACAACGCTGCCTTCGTGTCTTCCCCGGCGCCAATCAGGATGCGCTAGCCGCCATGCCGACCGGCCTCAATCAGCCTGAGCCGGGGGAAGCCGACGTCTACGCCTACGACATCATCCTGACCTATGCCGATGGCCAGCAAGACAAGCTGGCGCTCGGCCGCTTCATCGTTGAACCGGGAGTAACCCAGCCTTGAGCACACAATATTTCAGCGCGAAGGTCGGCGGCCTGCGCGGCCCCGGCCTCACGGAAGAGCAACAGGACAGCGTCGATCAGGCGGTTGCCGACGCAGGCGACGCGAAATCGGAAGCGTCGGCGGTAGGTGGTCGGCTCGAGCCGTTCGAGTTGTCGATCAAATTCGATCCCGCCTTGGGCTTTTCCATTACCGATGACCAAGGGCGCGCGGCACTTGTCATCGACTTGCTGAACCGGCTTGTCGTCGCCGGTGGCGCTACCATCACGACCGACATGCTGGGCGGCGTATCTGCCACCGATCGCGATGGCCAGGCAGCCTATGCATGGGATGGAATTAGCCGCCTTCTTACCGTTGCGGGTACGGTCCGCAGCAGCCGCAGGCTGCGCACTCATATCCCCGCGCAAATAGACTTTCATCCAGTATACGGTCAAAGCTGGCCGACCGGCTTCGAGAATATCGCGGAGCTTCTGCCCCAGCGATACAATTCCTTGATGTTCGTGGGCGGCGTGCGTACCCAGTCTCTCATCAGCTCCGATCCCGACAACCCCGCGCGCTACGCGAGCCTCGTACCGCTGCGCGAGCGGCAGGATCTCGGCACCCCGAAGTATCCCGTCTACCTGCCCAACGGGATCGGCCAATCTATGTGCACGGCGCTGACAGATTATGTGTGGGATCTGCTGGCGGCCGAGAACAATGTGGGGCCTGAGAATGTCGACTTTGCCATGGTGTCTAGCGCCCCCGGCGACGGCAACATGAACATCGACCAGCTGTCAAAAGGGGCTGGCTCAGACGGATTTAACACCTACAACCGCCTGATTGCGCAGGCTCAGGCGGTTGCAGTTCGCGCAGCGGAGATGGGAAAGACTGCTACTTTCTCGGCCTTTACCTATATTCAAGGTGTGGGCGAGGCGGACTGGGCAGCGAAGGCAGCGCAGCTGCGCGCCGACATTGAGGCTGACACCGCATCCGCCTTCCCGCTGCGCAGTGACCCGCTCCAGATGATCATCTGGCAGCGGTACCCGGAGCCAATCAATGGCTTATCCCCTGCCTATTGCTATGAGCAGTTTGTGCAGCTGGCGAAAGACGATCCGGACATCCATTGCATCGGGCCGTCTTACCAGATCGAGCATGTCCCCTATGATGGCGTCGACCCGGACGCCCATTTCACCGCCGGCGGAACGAACGTGCTAGCGGCAATGGCTGCCCTCGTGCGGAAGCGTGTCATTCATGATCAGCTGCCTTGGGAGCCGCTCGACATCGTGTCGTTCCAGCGCGACGGCCTCAACCTGATCGCCCGGCTGAACAATGTCTATCCGCTAACATTCGAGGTAGACGAAAGCGTGATGACGCCGGTCAGCAATTTTGGGTTCCGGCGGCTCAGTCAGACTGGCGTCGTCCGTAACATCACAGGCGTCGAGCTTTTCGGAACGAACGACATCGTTTTCCGCAGCGACACTAATTGGCTCGCAACTGATCGCCTGGAGGCGGCGGGTATCGGCGCTAGTGGCGCAACCGATGGGTCGGCAAGTGGTCCGCATGACGGCAACCGCTGCCAGCTGCGTGACACTCAGGGGGATTGGATCGCTAGGTTCGATCCCGGCTTCCGGGATCTTCCACTGCACAATTGGATCGTCGCTCTCGACAAAACCATCGGCTGAAGGAGCCTTACATGCGAATTGAACTCCCCTCCGCGAAGATCGTGAACGCGGCGGCCGTCACCGCCTATCCGTTCTCCGACAGTGCAAGCGACATCTTCATTGTCGGCGAGGGGGCAATCTCTTCCTGCAAAAACCGCGCGCTGGGCGGCCTTGACGCAACGGCCCATGGGGCGATCGCCTATGAGGACAACTACGCTATCTTCAGCGGGGACAGCCAGACCAACTATCTCCAGACGCAGATTGTGGACAGCGCAGTGCCAGGCTTGGATGCGGACCTCACAATCATAACGGTGGCCAGAATGCCGAATGCCGCTTTGGGGGTTCCGGAACCTGGTCGCGGACTCCTTTCAAACTATAACGGCGCTGGCTCCTCAGGAAATTATGGCTTCTCCGTTCATAACGTGGGCGCCTTCCAGGCCAGAGACGGGGGTGCCGACGCTGCCTATTTCAGCGAAGACGTCCGCTTCCAGCAGCCCGTGTTTTATTTCCGCGCGGCTACGGTCACCAGCACTGCAATGACGGCCTATCAGCGGTCTGGCGGTAAGATAGTAGATTACTCGCAAACAGCAGTCACTCGCGCGCTGGACGGGGATTCGCCTTGGCGCATTGGTGGGGACTACTATGCTGGAGGATATGACGACACCGCGCATATCGCCTTCGTGGCACGCCACCGTGGTGCGTTCACCAGAGAGATGATGCGCACCACTTACGAATATCTGCGGTCATATTATGCGGCTCGGGGTGAGCGAGTGCTTTGAGAGGGCCTCCGGCACCGTTGGGTGCGGAGGCTCGCTCTAATTCAAACCTCAGCGATAAAAGAGGCGCGAGGCGCGAAGCCGTAGGAATAATCCAGATCCAAAGCTTCAACCCTGTTGAAGCCGAGGTGGCGGAGGAAATTAAGAATGTCGTCCTTGGCGAGCCAAACGCTACCGGGCGCGCTACCACCTGAGTATTGAGGGAGGTCAAGCATTTCCTCATAGCTCTGGGGATAGCCAGTGCATTTGAACCCATCGAACTCAAGTTCAATCGGATCGCGGAAACGGTCTTTGAAGCGCTCGCCATAGGCTGGCTCCATAATCTCGCGATCATAGAAGCCAGTCCAAATATAGGCTTTGTTCGTGTGTTTCCTAATCTCAGATAGGAGCTTCAGCGGCTCCATCATGTGATACAACACGCCGCTCGCAAAAATAATGTCGTAACGATCGTTCGTCGCTTCGAGATGCTTGATGATGTCGCCATACAGAATGGATGCGCGGTCAAGATTATACATTTCTTTGACCATGAGGCATTTCAGATAGCAGTTCGAGTTGCCTTCCACCGCGACGATCGATTTAGCACCAAGAGCATGAATGCCGAACGTGTGGCCGGCTTCCATCGGCCCCAGCTCCAAGACGTTTTTACCCGAAAAACCGAACTCTCGTTCAACTAGCTCGATGCGGGGATCGTAAAAGTTGTTCGAAGGACCGCTGCGTAGACCTCCAGGCAGTTGGGTCGACCAGGTACCTGCGAAGATATCAACGGTTGATTGCCGATTTGGTGCGTCGGTAGCGTAAAGATCTAGCGTTTTGTGCATCTTGCCCTCCAAAATTGGAGGCGGAACCTAACGAACTATTCCTGCGACGCAACGATTGCTTCGATCGGAAACGCATTTTGAATCTTAGCTGACTGGTGTGAATGGCCGCAGGTGAGGCGTCCATCCCAGCTAACAGCAGCGGTCCGGGCCGCCTTTTCCGCCCACGGCACTCACCAGCTGATCTCAGCGACCGTCGATCGGCAATACCTCAAGGAAACAGCATGAAGACCAACGACTTGCCCGACATGCTTGTCGAAGCGTCCAAATCGGCTCCGCCGGTTGCGATCACGGGCATCACGCTCGTGGGCATCAGCCTCAGCGATTGGGTGCTGATCGCGACGCTCACCTACACCTTCCTGCAGATGGGCTGGTTCGTCTGGGACAAGATGATCCGCCCGCGGCAGGAGCGATCGGCAGCAGCTGCTCACCAGGCGCAGAAAAAGGGCTGACCCGGCATGAGCAAGGTGAAGATCCTCGCCGGGCTGACGGCGGCCGCCACGGCGACCGCACTGGCGATCATCAGCCCCACGATCGAGCTCGAAGGCGGCTATGTAAATCATCCGTCGGATCCGGGCGGAGAGACCAACATGGGCATCACCAAGAAGGTCGCGGTCGATCATGGCTACACCGGGCCAATGCGGGCGCTCCCGCGCGAAGTCGCGGAGAGCATCTATTATCAGAGCTATCTGGTGAAGCCTGGCTATGCGCCTCTGATCCCTCTCGACGCCGCCGTGACCGAGGAGCTGTTCGACACGGCGGTGAACATGGGCCCTGCGCGCCCGTCACGGTGGTTCCAGCAGTCTCTGAATGAGATCTGCCCCGCGCTGAAGCTCAGCGTCGATGGAAAGGTTGGCCCGGCCACGGTCGCGGGCTTCAGCCGTTGTCAGCGCGTCTTGCTTTGCCAGGCGATGCTGCCCCGCATCGATGCGAAGCAGCTGGCGGAATATGACCGCCTCGTCCGGGTCAATCCCCGCCTGAAGGTCTTCTACCGTGGTTGGGTCGATCATCGCATCGGCAACGTGCCGCTGGAGAAGTGCGCATGATCTGGGCAGCCCGACTGCTGCGCGCCCGCGTCCTGATCCGAAAGGCACGGACGTGTATCATCACCGGCCTAGCCATGGCGGGGCTCTGTCTTCCGCTAGGCTATTGCGCCGGGCGCCGCGTCTCTTCGCCCCCGGCGATCGACACGAAGGTGGCCGCCACTAACGAGCGGGCGCGAGACAATGCTGACCAAGCCCGGGCGGCCAACGGCATTACAATTATCCAGCATGAGCAGGAGCTCACCAATGCGATATCCAAAGTGCCTGACACGAAGCCTGATGCTGTGCGCGTTGCCCTTGGCTGCCAGCGCCTGCGCGCCCAGGGTGCAGCTGAAGCCGATCTTCCCGCCGACTGCCGACCTGAAGGCGATCGTCACCCCTAAGCCTGCCGCTAGGCCGGAGATCGTCACCAGCGCCAAGGCGTCGGCCGAGTACGACATTGCTGTCGAAAAATGGGGCGATACGATTTCTTCAGCTGGCGGAATTATATGTCGCTGGGTCATCGACCAGGGTGGCAAACTGCCCTTTGATTGCCCGAAAGCACCCTGAAGCCGGGGGTATCGAGTGGGGTATCGCCCATTTTCCCGACGCCGGGAAAATGGCTGATTTCTGCCATTCCCCGCTATCGCGCGACGGAGGGGTTGTCCGTCACTTCTGTGCTATCCGCCGGACAAGCGAAATACTTTCAGCAAGCGCTCACATGTCGTGAGAACCTTTTCCCACCACGTCCCGCCGATCATTAGTATCACCTGGAAGCGACAGATCATATTGGCTTTTAGCTGACCATGGCGTTCAACCCATAAAGGGAACAGCTCTGCCAAATTGGCTTGCATGTCCTGTGCCCTTTCTGCCGGCACCAACATGTCGAGCAGGAGGGACGGGCGGTAACGCAACTTCGCGTTACTTTGGGCTTCGGCAATCAAAACAACTGCGTGCAGCAATTCCTTCTGCACAACCATGCGGGCACCATGCATCGTGATGCTATCTTCAGCGGGGATCTGCTGAAAGGCTTGGAAGTCAACGACTAAGTCGTCTGCGTATTCAACTCGGCACTCGCGGAAATATTCTCCCGAGGCGAGCTTCACCAGCGTGCCAGCGGGCATGCTCCAAGACGTTCCCTTGGCCAAATTAATCTGAACCGGGGTTTTGGGTTGCTCAGGCATGCGCCTCTCCAATTAGGCCAAAGCCACCGAGAGCGTGGATCCTCTGCATCGAACCTGTCAGCGCGAGCCGACCAGCGCCGCTGATCGTGAAGGTTCGGCGGTTCCGCCCCGCTGAGTCAGGTCTGCTGTTTTCCTCCAGCAATCCCTTCGCGACCATGCGCCCGAGGGTAGTGTAAACAGCTCCGAAAGCCGGCGGGCGGTCTGACCCCTCCGAGGCTGTCATGCGCGCATAGATTTCGCTGGGCAATGCATCTTCGCCCGCCCTGATGGCGGCGAGCAGCACCCATTCTTCCAACTTACCCAACATACTTCGGCTCCTTAGCTCTACAATGTATAGTATACGCTGTAGATGTAAAGGGGGCGCTCAAGGTATTTGTCATGCTCTCCAACGCTGCAGTGAAAGCCGCGCGGCCGCGCTCGCGCGCCTATAAGATGTTCGACGAGCGCGGTCTGTTCCTGTTCGTCACACCGGGCGGACTGCGTAGCTGGCGGCTGAAATATCGGATCGACGGCAGGGAGAAGCTGCTCTGCCTGGGCCAGTGGCCCGGCGTGCAGCTGCTCGACGCCCGCGATCGCGCAGAAGACGCTAGGGCACTGATTTCACAAGGCGTCGATCCTTCGGGAACGGCGCGTACGGCGCGCCAGGTGCACACCTTCGAAGCGGTCGCCCGGCAGTGGCATGCCCTGCAGCTGGAGCGCTGGACCGAGCGGCACGCAAGCGACGTCCTGGACAGCCTTGTGCGCAACGTGTTTTCGGATATCGGTCCGCTGCCGATCGGCGCGATCACTGCGCCCGCGGTCCTTCAGGTACTCCGCGATGTGGAGCGCCGCGGCTCGATCGAAACCGCGCGCCGCATCCGCCAGCGGATCTCCGCGGTGTTCGCCTTTGCGATCGCGGAGGGCATCGTTGATCAGGATCCGGCCGCGATCGTCGGGAAGGCGTTGCGGCCCGCGCCGCCAACACGCCGGCAACCGGCACTGATCGACCTTGCCGAGGCGCGCGGGCTGCTGACTGCCTGCGATCGCGCGGGTGGTCCGCCGATCGTGCGCCTGGCATCGCGCTTCCTGGCGCTGACGGCTGTCCGGATGGGGGCACTGATCGGCGCCACCTGGGACGAGTTCGAGCAGCTGGACGGCAGCGCGCCGCTCTGGCGGATCCCGGCCGCTCGCATGAAGCTGAAGAAGGCCCGCAAGGCGGATGCCGCCAACGATCACATTGTGCCGCTCTCGGCCGAGGCGGTGGCCGTCCTGCGCCAGGTGCGCGAGGTCGGGAATGATACCCGTTCTTCCACGGTGTTTCCGATCCGGCCGGCGGCGATCGGCGCGCTCTACTCTCGCGCCGGCTATGCCGGTCGCCATGTTCCGCATGGATGGCGCGCCACCTTCTCGACAATCCTCAACGAGAGATTCCCCGAGCAACGGGCAATAATCGACATGGCTTTAGCGCACACGCTGAAGGGCGAAAGCGACAGCGAGAGCGCCTATAACCGAGCCACTTTGCTCCACAAACGACGCCAGATATTCTTGGACTGGGCGGGGCTGCTATCGGCCTCTTCATCGGCAGCCGCATCGTAGAGCTTCATATACTCCCCCATCCTTGACGCGAATGTCTCGTAGCGTTCGCTCAATATGTCTCTCGCTGCCGTTATGCGCTCCTGGCGAGCCTGATCTGTCTCGCCAGGTATTGTTTCGTTCCTTGCGGCACGGAGGGCCCTGACCTGATCCAATGCCGGCCCCAGCGTGGTGCGTACGCTAAACGGAAACAAGAATTTCGACGACAGCACGATCCTGCTCCGTTCAGGCGTGACAGCAAATGCGTTAGCCTCACCCTTCAACTCAGCCGAAAACGCCTTGTCCATATCGGCATACAGTTCGAACCGCCTATCGAAGAGCTTCTCTCTCAACGTCATCTGAGCAGTTTCAGCCTGAGTTCGTGCGATCTTGATCTGCCTCATCCCTACGTAGATCGCTGATCCGACGGCCATTGCACCGGTACTCAGAGTGGCAAACGCCTGCCAAGTAAATCCACACCAATCTATCATACACATTCGAACTGCTTCGCTCCTCCTCGTACAGCGCCGGGAGCGGGGGTTACCGGGCTGCCACCCGGGAAACCGACGAGCACTACCTCGCCACGACACAGCTGGCCGACCGGCCGCCCCGCACCCGCGCAACGGGCGGGTGTCTAGGAGCGAAATTTCGTGCGTTCGTCAACTCATTCTGTCCCCGTTTCGATTTGCTGCGCGTCCTGCAGCGCCCTCCTTTTCAAGGCCGAGCCGGCAGCGATCGCCGGCATCATCGAGATCAAGTGCCGCCGATGCGGCACCTTCAATTGTCTGAGGCCATCGAGCCCGAACCCGACCGCCAATCGAGCGGCTGAAGAAGGCAAGCATGATGTCCCTCGACAAAGTTTCACCTGTTGCTCCGGCGGCCGGCTATCTGGGCGGCAAGCGCAACCTGGCGCGCCGGATCTGCGCCATCATCGAAGCGATGGAGCATGACGGCTATGCCGAGCCTTTCGTCGGAATGGGCGGCATATTTTTCCGCCGCGCCGCCCGGCCGAGGTTCGAGGCGATCAACGACATCTCTGGCGATGTGACCGCGCTGTTCCGGGTGGTGCGCCGGCACTACCAGGCGTTCGTCGATGAGATGGAATGGCTGCTGGCCGGCCGGGAAGAATTCGAGCGGCTGCGCGCGGTGGATCCTGCGACGCTGACCGACATCGAGCGCGCGGCCCGCTTCCTCTATCTCCAGCGCCTGGCGTTCGGCGGAAAGATCGTCGGCCGAAACTTTGGCGTCGATAGCCACTCGCCGGCCCGGTTCAATCTCGCGCGGCTCCGCGCAACCCTTATGGCGATCCGCGATCGGCTTCAGCCGGTCGTCATCGAGCGGCTGCCCTATGGCGATTTCCTTCGCCGGTATGATCGCGCGGGCATGCTCTTCTATCTCGACCCGCCATATTGGGACTGCGAGGGCGATTACGGCCGCGGCGTTTTCTGTCGAGAGGACTTCGACCGCCTCGCCGCCCAGCTGCACGGGCTCGCGGGTAAATTCATTCTCTCCATCAATGACACGCCGGGTGCGCGCGCATGTTTCGCCGGCTTCGCCATGTCCGAGGTGGAGACCACCTATTCGGTGGCGACGGCCACGCGCGGCGGGGGGAAGAAGGTGGGTGAACTGATCATCAGTAACGTTCCGATCGCCTGATCTGAAGGACCGCCGGTGTTATCGCGGGGGGTCTATGCATAAATTCCGCCCCTGCTGCATATCCCCAGGCGCTGCCTGGGCGGGGAAGGGCCGTCCCAACCTCTTGGCCCCCTGGGGAGCCAAGCGGGGAGGCCACAGCCTCCCCGCCCCCAACGCTGCGGAGGAGCGCTCGGTTGTTAAATCAGGGGCCTGGGGTGCGTCGTGAGACCTCTAACTGCGTCTGCCGAAGGCAGTCCTCATCCTCTTATTCACTGACCCCCTGATTCCGACCGTTCTCTGAACTCGCAGCAGAGGTATCGAAAGCCGTAGCCATTGAGGCCAAAAGACGTTCGAGTTTGGGGTCGCAGGAGCGCTCCGCGGCCTGCTCAGCGCAATTAGGTGTGGCAGGCTGGGAGGCCTCGGGCATGCATTTTCGTAGCAGCTGTCTGAGCCGCATCTGTGCCCGCTTGTGCAGGCGGTGAAGGTCGAAGAAATAGGCGTTAGTCGCCTGCTTCACCTGCGGGCCTTCGCCTGGTCCGGAGCCAGTCTTCTCAGTGCGGCGGACCCAATTTAGGAAGCCGTGTTCCTTCAGGCGGTTGAGCGCATCGACCACCGTCTTGCGGGCAAAGCCGGTCAGCTCCTGGACAGTCGCGATGGCGGGGTCCAGCCGACCCGTTTTGAAATCGAGTCCGGGTAGCCACAGTAGCGTCTTCAGTACACGCAGCGCGTTGGCACCGATCGGGTGCCGCTCGCCCTTTTTCTTCATCTGGCGATCGTATTCTTCGGCCACCTGCATGTAGCGGTTCCGCCATCGGCCTGCGCCAGCCTTCGTGCCGTCGCCTATCGGACGAAACACCTGGGCACGGCGGTCGCCAACATCATAGCTGTTGCGCCGCACAGGCTGTTCGGTGCGTCGGCCGGGCTTTTTGTTGGCAACAAGCCGCTCTGCCACAGTTCCAAAGGCGCGAGCCGTCATGCTCGGCCTCCCGCAGCTATCTTCGCGGACCGTCCAGCAGCGCTGAGGGCGAAGGTGCGTCCTTCAGCAGCATGTCCGCCCACTCCTGCGCCAGCTGGCGTCGACGAGGCATGTAGAGCGCCCGATTGTAGATGGGCTCGACGCCGGGCTGCCGGTGGGCGAGCATCAAGTCGATCACCTGCCGATCGCCAGCGTTGCCCAGCAGCGCGGCTCGCTCGTTCATGATGGTCGAGAAACTGGATCGCCAACCGTGCGGGACGTGCCGATCCTTGTAGCCGATGCGAGCGTAGAGGTAGCCAAGCGCATTCTCGCTCATTGACTTGCGCATATCCCTGCGGCTGGGGAAGACCCACGGCGTGTGCCCGCTCAGCTGCTGCGCCGCTTTGACTACCGCGACCGCCTGCTTCGACAGGGGTACGATGAAGTCGAACACCTCCTGATCCTTTTCGGCCCGTTCGAGCTTCATTCGCGCGGCCGGAACGTGCCAGTAGGGCTCCGGGGTATCCAGGCCGACAAATTCCTCGGGCCTCGCCATTTGCACCACACCAGGGCGAACAGCGGTGAGCGCCAGCAAGCGAGATGCCAGCTTGGTCAGTGGATGTGAAGGCGCAGCTTCCAGGGCCTTGATGAACGCGTGGATCTGCGGAAGCTGTAGCAGTGCTGGCCGCTTCGCCTTTTTCATCGGCATCAATGCCTTGCCCAAGCCAGCTGCCGGATTGGTCTCCGCGAACTCGTGCGCGATCGCGTAGCGGAAGATATCCTCGACATGGCCGCGCAACTTGTGAGCGACCTCTATCGCTCCGCGCTCCTGTATTCTGATCAGCACCAGGCGCACATCGGCCGCTTTGATCGCTCCGATTTGCGCCTGTCCAATCCCAGGGAATATATCCGCCTTCAGTCGAGCCATGACCGACTGCGCATATTTCGGCGTCCAGAGCGGGGACTGCCCTTGGTGCCAAGTCGTCGCCACCGATTCGAACGTCGGGCTTTCCGGCGCCATAGAACGCTCGCCGGGATCTCGACCATTCCGGAGAACCGCAGCCGCTTCCTCTCGCGCGATTCGCGCTTCCTTCAGGGAGACTGCGGGATAGGGGCCAAACACCAGCAGCTTTTCCTTGCCGCCGAATCGATACTTCCAACGCCAGGATTTGAAGCCTGTCGTCGCCACGTGCAGGTAAAGTGAGTGGGCGTCGGAGAGCTTGTACGCCTTGTCGGCAGGCTTCGCTTCGCGACACTGACGATCTGTCAGCAT